CATTCTTCTTAGATCGTACACGATAATGCCATATACTCAGGTTGCCAACTTAGACTTTGAAGATATCAAAGCGACTCTTAAAGATTACATAAGAGGGCAGACAGATTTTACTGACTATGACTTTGAAGGTAGTGCATTAGCAAACCTGATAGATGTCTTAGCTTATAATACCTACTATACGGCGTTCAATACGAACATGGTAGTCAATGAACTATTCATTGATTCTGCCACCTTAAGAGATAACGTAGTATCAATTGCGAAGCAACTAGGGTACAGACCTAAGAGTGCTACATCTCCCACTGCTTATGTTTCTTTTACTGTAACATATAGCACACCAACATCTGACACTGAACTGATTCTTAAGAAAGGAACGGGATTTATTTCTTCTTATGACAACAACATTTATCAGTATGTTACACCTGTAGATGTAAAAGCACAAGTTGCAAATAACGTAGCTACTTTTACTAATGTTCCTATTATAGAAGGATCACAGGTAGTTCAAAACTTTGTTGTTAACAATTCATTAAAATCACAAAGATTTATTTTAGATAATAAGAATATCGATACCAACACAATTAGTGTAAAGGTATTACCTACTGGAGGTAGCTTCAGTGAACCATACCTTGTAGCAGATAATATTCTAGGTGTTGACGGTAATTCAAAAGTATTCTTCCTTGATGAGATTGAAGATGGAAGATATGAGATATTATTAGGAGATGGTGTACTGGGTAGGAAGTTAGAAGATCAATCTACAATCTCAGTATCTTACATGACCACATCTGGTCCTGAAAGTAATGGTGTTAGTACATTTGTATTCACTGGTGTACTAGAGAACCCTAATGGTGTGTCTCCTGCTTCTTTCACTACAAGCATTACCTCTAGCGTTGCTTCTACGGGTGGTGAGGAGATGGAAAGCACTCAGAAGATTAAATATACCGCTCCTAAGTCATACGGCACACAAGACCGTGCAGTGACCTCTCAGGACTATGAGGCAATTGTAAGAAAAGTATATCCAGCAACTAGTGATATCATTATTTTTGGTGGAGAGGATCAAGTTCCACCTGAATATGGTAAAGTGTTTATTGCATTGAAACCAAATGATGCTAGTTACCTTACTTCACTAACAAAACAGAAAATTATTGCAGATCTTAAACAGTATGTCGTAGCTTCTGTTGAACCTAAAATAGTTGATCCTTCTATTTTGTTTGTTGAGATGACTAGTAAGATCTATTACAACGGATCTGCTACTGATCAGACACCAGCACAGATTAGAGATAAGGTTATTGGTAACGTACAGTCTTATCTTGATATTAGTGATACTGAAAAGTTCAATGGTAAGTTCAGGTATAGTAAGATGGTGGGTGTTATTGATGATTCTGATAATACTATCAATTCTAACCTAACAGCTATTACAATGAGAAAGGATTTTTATCCTCAACTCAATTCCACTTTCTATTACGAAGTGTGTTTCCAAAATTCTTTTGATAAAGACTGTGATGAACCAGTTCTGTCATCTACTGGGTTTAGGGTTACTGAGTATCCAAATTTTGATGTTTATGTAGAAGACAGGGATAGCAAAATTGTGCTATATACTCTAGATAGCGTAACTGGTGAAAAGGTTGTCCTTGACAAGGAAGTTGGCGATATTGATTATGTAAGTGGTGAACTTAAAATGTACAACTTAACTATCATCAAAGGTAGTTTCTTTGATAATCGCATCTCTGTTAGAGTCAAACCCCTTTCTAATGATATCAAGGCACTTCGCGAAGTGTACCTTGACGTTGATGTTGCTAATTCCTCGTTCACTGCATACAAAGAGTAAAGTAAATGCCTGCTGTAAAGACTAAGAGAATTTCCACTCTAATTGAGACGCAGCTTCCAGCTTTTATTACTGATGAATACGAACTCTTTAGTAAGTTCATTCAAAAGTATTACGAAGCACAGGAGGTACAAGGTGGCACACTGGATGTAATTAATAACCTCCAGAAATACGCAGATATTAATTATTATGAAAAAAATCTCCTTAGACAATTTGATACTCTGGTCACTAGTATCAGTAGTTCTGACGATACAATTGTATTGGAAGATGCGACGAGTTTTCCAAAAAGAAACGGATACGTAAAAATTGATGACGAGATCATCTTCTATGCCTCTAGAACAGACACAGAGCTAAGAGAGTGCTCTAGGGGTGTCAGTGGCAATACATCGCTTGGAGACCTATATGAGTCTACTAGTTTTACAACAACGGTTGCTGCTGCTCATGCTGCTGGACAGAAGGTTCATAATGTAAGTAACCTCTTCCTATATGCATTAGTTAAAAACTTTGAAAGTCAGTATCTAGGTTCTTTCCCTGAAAAGTATCTTAGGGGTGAAGTAGATAAGAGAACTCTGATCAAGAATATTCAGAAGTTTTACAAAGCTAAGGGAACTACAAGTTCCATCAAGTTTATTTTCAATACTGTTGTCGCCAAAGAGATTGACAACAAACCAGAGGTATACAAACCAAGAGATTTTACATATAAATCTTCTGAAGCAGATTGGATTAACGTTTATGCACTTAAGTGTAAGGTTATATCTGGAGATGTAAAAAATCTAGTAGGAAAGAAGATTGTACAAACAGCTACTGACGAATATGGGTATGCTGATACTACAGTAGATAATGTATATGCTGATGGTACATCAGATGGTGAGGTAATTTATAATATTGTACTAGCACCTGAAACAGTTAATGGTACATTTGGAGTATCTACTAAAACTAAGCTTGAAAAAACCCTGTCAGGGACTGCATCTTCAGGGGATAGAATTGATGTGTTCTCTACTGTTGGATGGGGCAAGACAGGATCAGTATTAATTGGTGATGAGACGATTACTTTTGATAGTAAGAATGTAACACAGTTTATCATTGATGAAAGGGCGGCACAGACTGCTGTTCAACATGTGGCAGGAACTTCAGTATACAAACCAGTAACCGTTAGTGGTTCTGGTGTTGTTTTACTGGTCATGGGTGTTGTATACAACCTACAACCATCTGATGCACAACCATATTCTGCTATTGGGGACAAGATTCAAATCTCAAATCCAGGATTTGAAACTTCCGATTCCAAGATTGTTCAGACTGGTACTAATCAAACCAGATGGGTGTTAAGTTCAGGTGCTGCAGTCGATGTGCCTACACTTCCATCAGTTGCATCTTCATTAGATCAAGTTTCCACTAATGTGTCCGCTATCTTTGCAGATGAACAATACTATTATATCACAAGTTCTAGCTATCCATCGCATAAAATTTTAGATGGATCAACTGTCAACTACACAACACTTGATCAGAAACTGCTTCGTATCATTAGAAAGCAAGCAACTAGAACTACAGAAACATATCCAACACCTAGAAGAGATGTTGGTATTGCACTAAATGGTGTTCCTTTTTATGGATACAAAGATCCAGAAAGCATTAGGTTTGGTAAATTAGAAGAAATTAAGATCAACACTAGAGGAACTGGATATGCAACACCTCCTTTTGTTCTTGTAGATCAAGTTCCAAACAAAGCTAGAGCAGTTCTTGCTGGTCAGGTTGTAGAACGTATCATTGTTGATACTAATGATGTGTTCCCAAGAACCCCTGATATCACTATCACCTCTGGGCGTAACGCATCTGTTAGTGCTATTGTTACTGGTGGAAAAGTAACCAGTCTTGTTATTGATAATGCAGGTGAGTTTTATTCTTCTGCTCCTTTAATCAGGATTAGAGATAATGCTGGTCGTGGTAGATTTGCAGAGTATCAGTCTATCGTTAATACTGATGGACAGATTACAGGATTTAATAAAATTGCAGAAGGTAACTTCTATAATCAAGATACTGTTGCTGTTGATGTTATTCCAGTTGGTAATAGTGCAACTGGTATCCCACTTCTTAAAGAGTGGAACTACAATAGATTTAAAAAATTAGAAAATGATTTAGATACTGAATACGGTTATATCTTTGCAAACTATAATAACGTATTAGAATATGGTTATGGATATGCTGCTAACCCTAAAGCTTTACGTGTTGCTCTAAGCGATAATATTAATAATGCAGGAACTGAACCTGCTGTAAAAACTCATTCTCCTATTATTGGATTTGCTTATGATGGCAATCCGATCTATGGTCCTTTTGGTCACGAAAATCCCCTAGATTCAACCTCATCAATTGTGAGGATGACCTCTAGCTATTCCATCAATGGAAATCGTTCTGATGGTCCTTCGCTAACAACTTATCCTCTGGGTACGTTTGTTAACGATTACACATACACTCATAAGAGTGGCACACTAGATCAAAACAATGGAAGATTTTGTATTACCCCAGACTTTCCGCAAGGAACTTATGCTTATTTCATTACTATTGATAGCAATCAAGTACCGCAATATCCATACCTTCTAGGAGAGAACTTCTATTCTCTACCAGTAGATAGTAATTACAATTCTAATATTAATCAAGATGATATTCCAAAGAATTCTAGAAGATTCTATCAAGCAGGTATGCAGAGAAATGGCGAAGGTGTCATTGCTCAAATTGCAGAAGTAAAGCAAGGAAATGTAGAACAAGTCTCAGTAGTAGACTCATCTACTAATTTTAGTATTAACTCACAAGTATACTTTGATAATAAAGGAACAGAGGGTTCCGAAGTAGAAGCTATTGTAAACTCCGTTAAAGGTAAGAACGTTTCCTACTTAGAATGTAAAGAAGATAGAGTCGTAAAATTAACCACAATCCAAAGTGCATATCTATTTGCTGATGATACATTAAACCAACCCTCCTCTGGTGCGTCTGGTTCTATTGTAGGTACAGTAAAGAATGATAATACAATTGTACTAAGAAATGTCAATGGTACATTTGATGAAACAGGAACATTCTCTGCAACTATCAAAACATTTACCATTCTTCTAGACCAAAGAAGTTCTTATACCAAAGGTGCTACATTAAGTTTGACTGATGGTGTCAATGCACCTATAGCTAAGGGTGAAGTATTAGAAGGAACTAACAGTCAGAACGTAGTAGAGATTAAGGTTACCGAAGGAACTTGGGTTGTCAATAATGATTACTTCCTTCAGTCTGATGATCTATTCAATACATCTGGAACTAGGGTTGTAAGACTTACTTCTCTTAGTGATGGATTGAATCCATTTGAAGTTAATCAGAGTGTTGCACTTGTGGAAACTGATTCTCCACATGGGTTAGGAATTGGTGACCAAGTTACAATTGATATCAATCCTGATGATACAACCAAAACTAAGACCTATTATATTAGGAAGAGGTTGTATCAAGAAGCTATTCTTGTACCACCTAGTAATAAATCAACAATTGATTTTACAGGAATTGGTCGATATGAAATACTCAATGGTGGAGCAGACTATACTGCTGGCACTTACACTAGTGTTGCTCTTACTGGTGGATCGGGCACTGGTGCCACTGCTACATTCACTGTATCTGACGCTGGGATAGTATCTGGTATTCAGATTCAAGATGCTGGTAGTGGATATGCAAGAGGAGATTACCTTGGTGTAGCTGATGAAGACTTAGTAAGATCTGGTGCCTCTGTATCTACTGCAAGATTCCAAATTTATGTTGGACATGTTGGTGTGCCTGCTGGTGGTACAAAAGTTACAGTTAAGAGTTCATTTGGATTCTCTGATAATGACTTAATTAAAATTGGCGAGGAAGTTTTAAAGATTGAAAGTATTGCTGGCAATGATCTCATTGTTGCTAGAGGACAAGAGGGAACTGATGATGTAGATCACTTTGATGGACAAGAAGTAGTATTATATAAACCACAATATAATTTTGCTACCAATTATCAAATTTTTGATGGTAATAATTCTGGTTATATTCAATCTTATGATCCTGTAACTCATAAAATCAATATTGTATATGATTATGGTACTCTTAAGTCAACAGCTAATGAAGTTGTATTGAGTTCTAGTTTCTTTGATAGTAGTAATCCCCAAAGACTAGTATCTGTCAAGTCTGCTGCAGACATTGTTTATAAATTCGAGTTTTCAGAAGACAATAATACATTTGTACCGAATCCTAATATAGATTTACAAGAATTTTACAAGTACAAGTTTGATACGTCTCATTCTAGTCTTACTGGGACTTATTTTGATATTAGTCCAAGTAATAACTATAATTTAATTACTGTAGAGAAAAACGAAACAACTATTCTTCCTGGCAACGCTGGTGCATTTACTGATGTCAAGTTTGGTTTTGGATACAGAGATGCATCTAATAACTATCAAACAAAAGTAGGAACTGATTTTACTAACTTCTATTATTTTGACAAAAAGAATGTAGTTGATTCAGAAAATGCATTCTTTAAGATTATCACAGATCCTTTACAGGGAACTAAGACTCTCAATTATGTTACACCGAATCGTTTTGTTTATGACGTTACCAGTTCTCCTTTGTGGGATGGTTCTGGATCCATTTCTTATACTACTACTGGTCAGTTCGCTATCGGTAAGATTAATACCACGCAAATTGTAAACTTAGGACTCAACTACAAAAAAGTTCCTGTTATTGTTGGTGTTGATCCAACTGCTAGTTATAGGGCAGAAGCTACAGTCAATTTTGATGTTGCAACACAAACTATCACTGGTGTAGATATTACTGAGAAAGGTTCTAACTATGTGAATCCAAAAGTATACATTATCAATGGTGATGGTTCTGATGCCAAGTTCAATGTTCTAGCTAGAAATGGTGAGATTGCTTCTATTACTGTAGATAAACCTGGTAAAGGATATACATTTGCACCTGAGATTATTATCATTGAAGGTGATGTGGAAGCATATGCAGAGAGTACATCTATTGGTGTTCCTAAGAGTGTTAACCTTACTACAAATGGTGGTGCTTTCCATCTAGACAAAACTGTATCTTCTACTTTCAGTTCAAACTATATTGTTGCTGTTAAGAACGTTAATGGTAATTTTAGTATTGGTGAAACTGTAATTCAAAAAATTAATAATGTAGAAGTATTCAGAGCAACTGTAACCGAGTGGAGGTTTGGATCTAATTTACTCAAGCTTGCAAATGTACAAGGTATTATTCGTGAGAACATTTCTATTGAGTCTTTGAGATTTCCTGTAGATGCAATTGTTAGCAAAGTATTTGTTTCTACTTTCCAAGAAAATATTTCTAGTTTCTATGACAACTTAGGATACTATACATCTGACAGAGGTAAGTTAGGTGTATCTAATCAGAAGATCACAGATAGTTTCTTCTATCAAGACTATTCATATGTTGTCAAGTCTAAGACATCTATTGAACAGTGGCGTGATCTTATTAAATCTACCACACACCCTGCAGGATTTAAGTTATTTGGACAGGTTGATGTAGAAGCTACTGCAAGTTCTGAGATGCCAGTTGAGATGCCAAAGGCATCACACTTTAGTGTTATTCAATTATGGGATCCAACAAAGAATAAAATTACTGTTGAGAACTCAAGTAGAATTGTTACTCAAAGTGTACAGAAGGTAGAGAATACAAGAATTAATAAGGCATTTGGTACTGCTGCTCCTAGTGAGTTCTTGTTCAATGAAGTTCGTACGTTTGAACTATCTCTTGCAGCACCGTTTGATGGATACTATGACACAGATGGAAGACTACAAGGAACTACACAATTCCAAGTATTAGTTGATGGTACACCGTTTACTTTGTCATCAACATATGGCACTGTTATTACTTTGGATGGTGTAATTCAAGAACCAGGTGTTGCATATACGATCTCTGGTGATCAAATTACATTCTCTGCTCCACCTTTAGGAGATGGAGTTAAATTTGGTTCTGATTATAAAGGTGTTACTTTCTATGGTAAGGTATTCCAATTTAAGGATGCACAATATAATACAAAGTACCTCAAGAAATTAAGAAACATTTACCAACGTGGTGGTACATGGATTGATGCTGCAAATCAAATTGAAAGAAATGCAGATTTCATTATCAATGAAACTATTGGATATGGTAAAGCAACTTATGGCACTTTAGATTGGGCGACTAAACAGGATGACTATGAAAGAAACATCAGAGCTATTTTAGATGCATATCAACATGATTTAAGATTTGGTGGAAATGTAAAAACAATTGACTATTCCGCTATCTTCAATGCTAGTGATGAATATCTTTATATTCAAAATAATAAAACTAAGTCTGTTGCTATTTTTGAATATGCAACTAGATTAGCAAAACTTGCTATTAGAAATTGGGATTGGATTGATGTTAACATCAATTATGTCCAAGGTAGTAATACAATGACTGTTAGCAGCACTAAGAATCTTGCTGTTGGTTTATTTGTAAGTTCTGGTAGAGCATTCCCCGTAGGAACAAAGATTGTATCTATTGATAGTGATACTCAGATTACATTAAACAATTCAGCATTAGCTAACTCTGGTGGTGGCGGTGGTGCTCCTAGTGGAACCACTTTACTAAGTGGCACAGCATCTACTGGATCTATTCCTACAAGCACTGGTGCTGTTGCTCCTGGCAACACTTATACTGTGCCACCTGGCGTAACTGTCACAACACCTATATCTTTCTCTGGTACTACACAAGCAGCATTCTCTTGGAGTGGTTTGAACAAAGGTATGTTCTATAAGGCAGGACAACTAATTGCGTTAAACAGAGCATATATTATTTCCGAATCATTGTCATGGGCACAAACAACATATCCATCACTCAATTGGGGATCTCTTTCTACTAAGTGTGGTAGAGACATTGGTCTCATGTTAGATGCTTATGTTTATTCACTTAAGTTTGGTGGTAATGAAAAGATTGTAGAGGCAGCACAACTTTACTATCAAAAGAAAGATTATCCTTATGGAGAAGAACTATATTATATCACTGGTCAATTAGATGAAACTGTAGCTACATTTGAATATGCTAGAGATCTATCAATTCAAGCAATGAGAAATCAATTGCCTGGTACAGATCCTGATGCATTGGTTGACTCTATTTCTCCTGTATGTGCAGAAGTAGAAAGTACATTAAACACATATCATGATATTGTCAGGACTATTCTAACCGAAGGTAGAGGTTTAGTTGAAAAGACAAAACAGAATCCTAATAAGTCTGGTAATTGGACACAAGATTTAAGTTACTCTAATTACAATATTCTTGGTGATCCTCTTCTACCTGTAGAAGAATGCACTATTGTAATTTCTGCAATGGATTCTCTGTTTGATAATTTAGAGGATGTAATTAGAGAAGAAGATGTAACAAGATCACTTCCAGATTATATTGACGGTGAAAATACAGACTTTGAATTATATTGGGATGATAACACACCTGTTAACACAGAAGAGGATGAAGATTTATTCCTCACAATTAACGCTGTATTACAAAGACCCAAGTTTACAGAAAATTATCCATTACAAGATTCTTATTGGATTGATAGAACTGTTATTCCCAATAAAATTAAATTTGACGTAGCTCCTATATGGGATCAAGATTTAGGTGCTAAGACTATTGGCGAACCAACTGCTGTAGAAAAAGTTGTAGGTATTGGTGTAGGAAACTACAAGAGACTTACTATCGACTTTGATTTAGTTGATGGTGTTAGAAACGGTCCTTTCTTGATTCTTGATGTAGAAGACAATACTGTACAAAGTATTGAATCTGAAGACAGCATGTATGTTTTCTTAGATGGTATTTTACAGGTAAAGGGAAAAGCATATACTGTATCAGGTCCTAATATTACATTTAATAATCCTATTAAGAAAGAGCATAATGTTGATATTAGATATCTCTATGGTAGAGATGTTGGTCAGGTTCTAAACATCTATGATTATGCACCTGACACATATTTTGCACAAGGAACATTCTCCTTTACTTCTTCTACACCTATTCTAGATGATTTACTAACATATGCTTGGATGGGTGATGCAATTGGACAACCTATCCAATGCTGGCAGCAAAGAGCTAACGGAACATACAATGTTATTGGTGAACTGAAGAATGCAGTTAGAAGTGGTAACAACGTTACTTTTGATTTAAAATGTCAAAACCCTGTTATAGAAAGCGGTTTGGACTTTACCTTTACTGTAAGAGGATATTATAATAGAACATATGTTATTGCTGATGGAGATATTAGTAATCAAACACTAACCTTCAAGAAAGACGGATCAAATAGAAAACTACTTAGAGATGATAATGGATTATGGTCTGGAACCATTCTTGGTAAAACTTATAAGGCACCATTTGTTTATCTCTCTAACAATGACAAAATTAGAGTAGATGGTGAAGAAGGTTTTAGAAGAATCAAGAGACTGCCTACAGAAGCTACCAGTAAAGATGGTAGAGATGGAGAACAAACTTCTGATGATATCTTTGGCACAGTCTCAATTGAGACTTATACTGGAATTACTAGAGGTGAGGGTCTATCTGTAGTCGCTATTATTGAGAATGGATCTGTTACTGAGTTAACATGGAACCAACGTAGTTATGATCCTATCACACAACCTACTGCATATCAATACTTCACAGCACCAATTCTTAAGTTTGAATCTTTAGATGGCAATGGTGGTGGTGCAAGAGCTAATGTTCTTGTAAGTAAAGGTCAAGTAATCAGTGTTGATTTAATCGATGGTGGTTCTGGTTATACTACCGCACCTAAAGTTATTACAACCAGAAGGTTTGATATTCTTAAGGAAAGAGACATTGGTGTCTCACTAATCAATATTGGTATTAATCCATATGTAGAAACTTCTGGTTTAACTGCAATCTCATTTATTTCTGAGATTGATGAAGCTGGTCTTACTTCTGTTACTGGTATTAGTTCCTTACCTGTACAAATGTCAAGTGATCGTGACATTGTACTTGAAGCAGAAATTCAAACTGGAGCTACTGGATTACCAACATCCAATATTGTAGATAATGG